TTAGAAATACTTTTCCCACTTCCAAACTTATCTTTTAGTCCTGTGCCTATAGCATTCGCGTCACCTTTGACTGAACCTACATAACTCTTAACAGCTGATTTTGATTTCTTAAATAATTTTCCCATACATGGTGTCCTACTATTGTAATATATACTATTAGTTATTTATGTCTTATAAAGGAAAGTTTTCACCGAAGAATCCAAATAAGTACAAAGGTAATCCTATAAACATTATTTATCGTTCTCTTTTGGAGCGAAGATTCATGGTTTATCTAGATGATTCGCCTTCTGTATTAAAATGGAGTTCTGAGGAAATCATTATACCGTATGTATCACCGGTTGATAATCGTGTGCACAGATACTTTCCTGACTTCTATATGAAGTATAGAAACAAACAAGGCATCATAGTAGAAGAACTGATTGAAGTCAAACCATTTTCTCAATGCTCACCACCGAATCCTAAAAAGAGTAAAACCAAGACAGGTAGAACATCTAAGAGATATTTAAAAGAAGTTCAAACATATCTTGTTAACGAAGCCAAATGGAAGCAAGCTATGAGTTATTGTGATGATCATAACTATATTTGGAGAATTCTTACAGAAAAGGATATAAACATCTATTAAATGACATAAATAGTATTATGGCAACAGAAAGATTATTTGACAAATGGGAACAAGCGGCGTTTCGAGCTGGAATACAGGCTCGTACTAAAGCGTCCATGGCTTGGTTTCGTCAACAAGTAAGTAGTTCAAATGTATCAAGAAAATCTTTAGTGGCTCAAGGGCCTCGAAGATCAACTCAAGTGTATGGAAGTATGTATAATTTTAGTTATGATCCAAAGACTAAAGGTGAGTTACCGTATTATGACAGATTCCCTTTATGTATTCCTATACAAAAAGCTAAGGGAGGGTTTCATGGTTTAAATCTCCATTACTTACACCCAGCTATTAGGGCGAAGTTCTTAGATAGTCTTCTAGACATAACTAATAATGATAAGTTTGATAGAACTACAAAAATGAAACTTACATACGCTTTTGTTAAAGCTTCATCAAATATGAGATTTTATAAACCATGTTTTAAACATTATTTAAGTAGTCACATTGGCGGTCCTTTATTACTTATAGAACCGGCCGATTGGGAAATAGCTATCTTCTTACCAACTGAATCATTTAGAAAAGTTGCTAAAGATACTGTTTGGAAAGAAAGTAGGAAACAATTCTAATGCATATAAATAGATTTTTAAAAGCCCATGTAGATAACATGGCCAGAAAGGGTAAATATGAAGTTGAAATTCATGGACCTAACGGAATGAGAAGTAGAGGTATGAGAGTCACAGCTGTATCAATGCCTGCTCTTACTATAGAAACAACACAACATACTCCATCATCAGCTGGACCACCATGTAACTATATCAATAATATTTCTTATGGTGGTGAGGTTACAATGACATTTATGTTAGATCATACTTATGAAGATAGAGAACTAATGGAACAATGGCAACATGAAATGTTTGACGAGGTTTGGAACTTGACTTACCCAGAGGATTATCATGGAACTGTAAAAATAACTCAACTTGGTGTAGACGATTTACCCGTTTATGAAGTTGAACTTCATCAAGCCTTTCCTACAGTACTCGGAGAACTAGCTTTCGACGCTGGTGGTATGGCTGAGATGCAAACCTTTGATACCACATTCAAATTCAGAACATGGACATCATCATACGAGAACTCCCCTACAGGATTACTGGGTGGATTATTCAACAAGTTCTCAAGAAAATTCAAATCAAAAGCTAAAACGAAAATAGGCAGTAAAATATTTGGTTGATTTGAAACGACTAAATAGTTGTATATAATATTATGAGGAAATAAATTATGGCGTTACCAAAGCTTGAAAACCCAACACACAGTTGTGTGTTACCATCAGCAGGGGTTACGGTTGAATATAGACCGTTCTTAGTTGGTGAACAGAAAGTGTTATTAATAGCACAAGAATCAGAAGATGCTAATGCACAAGTTAAAGAGATGATTCGTTTAATTGATACTTGTTGTGAAGATGTCGATGCTAAAGATTTAGCTGGCGTTGATCTAGAATATCTATTCATTCAAATGAGAATAAAATCAGTAGGTGAAACTTCTGATGTTGTAGTACCATGTGAAGAATGTAAACAAGATAATGAGATTAAGATTGACTTAGAAGCTGTTAGTGTAGTACACCCAAGTGAAATAATTAGTAATATAATTCAAATTACTGATTCTGTAAGTTTAGAAATGAAACATCCGACCTATGAGATTATACAACAGATGGATGCTAACACTCCAAATGATCCTAAACAAGTATTCGCTATGGTCGCTAAATGTATCATGTCGGTTATAGAAGGAGATGAAGTTCATACTAGAGATGACTTTACCGATAAAGAAATGAATTCTTTCTTAGATACCATGTCAATAGATATGTTTGATATGATTCAAAACTACTTTGGTAATGCACCATCGTTAGAGATTAATCATAATTATGAGTGTACTCATTGTAAAGAGGATAATTTTCTAGAGTTGAAGGGAGTGGCTAATTTTTTCGGCTAGCCCTCTCTCACGATACTCTGTATAACTATATACATACTAATTTCAACATGATGCAGCATCATGATTATAGTTTAACAGAACTAGATAATATGATACCTTGGGAGAGGGAAGTTTATGTTCAACTATTAGTTAAATGGTTAGATGAAGAAAAGAAAAGACAAGATGCCGAAGCGGCTCGAATAAAATCCAGATAAAGAGGAAATAAAATGGAACAACAACAAAATTATAATGAAAGAAATCAAGTACAAATTGATCTCGCAGAATACGAAGCTAAGAATGCTCAGATAGGAGCTCTTAAAGATGAAATCCAAAAGATGAAAGATGCTAATGGTCCAAACACAACAGGTTGGATGTGGTTAGCACCTGAATACTTTTCAAGATGGAGAATATTCCCAAGAGCATTTATTACTATGTATATCTACTTACTATTTCAATCAGCTAATTGGTTTATGGCTTTAGTAGATCCAACAGTAGCACAGTCAGGTTTAATATCTGTACTAGTCGGTGCAGGAGCTGCTTGGTTTGGTTTATATGTTAATTCAACTTCAACACAACACGAAGTAGTAGCTAAAGATTAATGAATAAAAAACTTTTAGGATTGGTCTTATTAGGCCTACTGTTTATATCACCAACTGTAAATGCTGGCGGTCAAATAGACTTTAGCGGTAAACTTGATGATAGCGATTTATCTCTTAATACAAGTATAGATTATAGCTGGCCTGTTGGAAAATTTGAAAGAGATATCGAATTTGATTATCGTTATAAAGATGAAGATAATCTTACAACTACGAACAAAGGTTTAATTGCATTCAAACAAAGATACGAATTCAAACCAAAACATTATACCTTCGGATTAATCAGATATGACTACAATGAATTCAGACCTATTACCCATAGACGCCAAGTTAATATGGGTTGGGGTTATAAAATTATAAGAAGTGAAAAGATTAAAATGAGTAATGAGTTTGCTGTAGGTTATTTAAATTCAGAAATGGATGTAGGTTCTAATTCAGTAAATGAAGTTCTTTTAAGAAACAGTCTTTGGTTCTTTTACAAAGTAGCACCTAAATTAAATTTTACAAATAAGTTTCTTTATGAAGATTCTGATATTCCATTAATTCGAAATGAAACAGCATTCAGTTATCTACTAACAGATAAAATTAAAATCAGTCTTAAAAATGTTTATACAGAAGATCCAGATAATAATAACTTTTTATCTTTTAATGTAGGATATATTTTCTAGGAAACAACATGCCAGAAATACAATTAAATCAATTTTATATAGAGTTCATAGGATTCACTTTAACTCTAATAGCAGCACTCGCAATGAGAGATTGGGCTACATCTTTTATTAAAGGAATGAAGTTCAAAATGAACAAGGCCTTTACAGAAGGAGATAAAGTTATTCTAGATGGTTGTCCTGCTCTGATAGTAAAAATAGGAATGAGTGAAACAGTCTTTGGTGTCTATGGTAAAGAAGGATACACATGGAGATATGTTCCTAATGAAAGAATCGCCTTTGCTAAATTAGAAAAAATTGTAGACCCTGATTTACATAGAGATAGTGACCAAGAGAAAGCTCAAAAAATAATCGACCAAATTCAAACTTCTAACATAAATACTAATAGTAAAGAAATCGAAAAAATTAAAAACGGTAAATAACAATGGTAGCA